CTTAATTGGTTAATAGTGATAGCCCGGAGGCTATCTTTTAGGCTAATGCGTTCAATACTCTGTGGGCGTTGTATGCGACAGGATTCTGATACTTCATCTCCGCATTGATTCTACGCTCACAAATCTCAATGCATCTCTCGTGTGCAATATTCTCGGATAAGGCATCAAACTCGATATGGGTGCTGCCAGATGATGGCTTGCCCACACAATACTTGTGCCCGTCACGATAGCACACGATTTTTCTGTTCACTCTGTAGATAGTTCTACTTCCCTTCTGTGAAATTGTAATCTTTCCCATAATTCTATTTAATTGGTTAATGGAAGAGGAGCATGCAAGCTCCCCTTGTTAGGCTGTTTCTTTTAGTTTGATTCCATTCTCTTCGAGAGCGTCTTTAATCAGCTCGTCAGAGTCCTCGTAGTACTCTCCCCAGCAGGAATCAATCTTTTCCCACTCGTAGGAATCAGAAGATTTACCGTCTTCGTACGATTTTGTATACGGGCGTTTCTTTTCTAGGACGTAACCTTTTACATCACCCCACATCCACATACCAATATTCTTGACTTCGCTCTCAAACAGCTCGATGGCACGATTCTTCCAGTTCTTGGTATTCGTATCCACCATCTTCTTGAAGCGCTCCTTGTCGCAGTAGGCATATCCGCTGACATAATCTCCCTGGCTGTATCCAGTAGAAGACCACTCGTAGAATGCAATATCCTTGCAGTCATGCAGAAGATACGTGAAATCGTCCTCTTCGAGGATATCACAAAGCTCCTCTCTATAGTCGAATCTCTTCAAGTCGCTCGGACAGAACTCTTCGTGGTTGTACCACTCACCCTTGTACAGATTCTCAAGATACCACATGTGCTCGCTCTTGTCATAGCGCATACGGAAGCTATCGACATTTTCGCTATTGATGTAGTCGATGATCTTCTTTTGTGACACATATTTGCAGACAAGCTCTTTCAAAGCATCCTCTGCATTCTTAGCGTCAACTTCGCTGCTGCAAACACGAGACAGACCTCTATTGTATCCGTAGTCGGAATAGTCCCAGAAGTAAACTCCTACCAAATCCCATGCAGTGCAAGGGCAGTCGGCATCCTCATCCTGGTAAATGGTGATTCTGTAATCACCGATTTCCTTCTTTGCAAATTCGTAACTCATATCTAATATCATTTAAATGGTTTAACATTGAATATCCCCATGCTAGGGGATATTGTTAGGCTTCCTCGTAAGCTTCCTCCATCATAGAGTGAATCTCTTCAAGTTCGTTCGAGAAATTGTACTTGATGTTGTACGTTCCGAACGCTTCAAAATACCATTCTTCGAGGTACTCTCTATCCTTGTCAGCCTGCTCGCTGTCCTCTGCGGCATCAAGTCTGGCTACCATCTGAGGATACAAATCGTAGTAATCATCGCCATCGTAGTCTGATGCCCACCAAACACCTGTTCTGTGCTTAGGGTAGTCCTCGTACAGATTGGCGAAATTGCCATCCATATGCTGAGAATCCTTATGGAGATATTTCTTCATCTCCTTGTTTGCCTCTAGAGTAAACTCCCACGCAAGAGACTGGATATTCTTTCCGTACAAATCGGCAATGTATTCTTCTAGATCATCTGCGTCATCGAATTCATCAAGACACTCACGATAGAGGTCCTCGATAACCGCGGCAAAACTTGCCACACCGATATAATCGGCTACTTTCTCGATAACCTCACCCTTGCTGTTCATAACATATTCCCAAATATTCTTTTCCATAATTCATCTGTTTAATGGTTCATAATGGTTCCCCACATTATCGTGGGGAGTTTTAGCCACATATGGCAATGTCGCCATAATTTCTGTAGAAATGCTTGTATGCGTCAAGACCACTGGCAGCTTTCAAGTCTGTGACCTCTAGCTTACCGGTATCCTTGCGTACCTCTGCAATAGAGTATGTATTGTCGTGCGTCCACTTGATGAGGTCCACACGCCTAACAGGATTCTCTACTGACTCAACGATTTTACACTTCAGCAAATCGTCATTAAGTATTTTCTCTAAATCACTCATAATTCTGTAATTGTTGGTTAATAGAAATCCCCACCCGTGGGAGTGAGGATTGGTTTGGCTAATCGAACTCACTTTCGTCCTGCTCGTACCACCAGTCCTGGAATCGATTCGCAACCTCTTCCAGTGCATACTTTGCAAATGTGTCGTAGATGTATCTGCTCTCGCCCTCATTAAAAGGAGCATACAGAGCCTTGCCGATAGCATCATAGGTGACAGATTTGTCGTCCTTGAAATTCCCGAAGCCCTTAATCATCGTGATAAGGTCTTCACCCAAATCATCGGCAAGCTCGTGCATATTCTCCATGATAGCACTCTTGTTCTCGTTCCAGAACTTGCTTGTCTGATAAGGATAACAGAATCCAGTGTACCCGTCATTTGCATTTCTGCAACTATCGAGAGAATTAAGCAGTGTGTCTTCATTAACACCGCCAAGCTGCTCTACTACGGCATATGCCATCTTTACGAATGATGGATTATCATTTTCATTGATAAACGCATCCCATACTTTCTGTATATTCATATTTCTGTATTTTGGTTGATAATAGAAACGAGCAAGCGCACCATACGCTTACCCGTAATTTTAGCCGAAAACCCAGATAGCCGTAGTTCTTGCGCAGACAGCATACAGCTGACCGCTCTCGCCACGAAGCAACATTCCGTTGCATCCGTATATTCCAGAAGAGTAGCCTACTTGGCTATATCTTTCAGGGATATCGTTACGACTTGAGCTGTCTGTTATATCCTTGGCAGCTCCTACTCTAACGAGTCTTTTCAACTCTTTCTGTGTCATTTTCTCCATAATTCTTTAATTTTGATGGTTTAACATGGTTTCTGTGCAGATAGACTGCACAGAATGTTTGGCTAGAACTTGCGAGGTCGCATGTACGCCTGCTCAATCTCCTGAGCCTTCTTGTCTGCACGTGCTACGCGTCTGAAATACTCGCTCTTGTCGAGGTTCTTACGTCTGCACTCCTCGCTGATAACTGCCTTGTGACTCGCGACGAGCCTGGCAAGGAACTTTCTGTCTCCGTCTGTCATAATTCTGAATTTGATTTGGTTAATAATGGATGCAGGACACAGGACGTGCCCCGCAGATTTGGCTACTTGTCACCGCACGAAATACTATGAGGACAGCAATGAATCTTGCCATCCATCAATCCGTGAAAGCAGCACCCTACACATCTCTCTGTGACTATATCCCACTCTCGCTCTATTCCGTGTCTGTCAGTTACTCTTACTGTTTCCATAATTCTATATGTTTTGGTTAATAGCAGGCAGCACATTATCGTACTGCCCAGTTCTGGCTACTGGTTGTGTGACCATTTCCATAACCTCTCTACGTAATCAGGACCGCACAGATATTTATCCGTGTCTCCTCCGTCGTCGATGTCATTCATTAATCTGCGCACGTCTTCTTTTAACTGAGATTTGTCGCTCTCTAATTTCTGCGCATACACTCCACAACCTACAAGGAGCATAGATATCACCAATACTCCTAAAAAACTAAAGATGTCTTTTTTCATAATTCCTGCATTTTGGTTTGTAGGAGAGCGTGACAATCGCCACGCTCAATTTTCAGGCTATGTACTTCTTGATGAACTCTTTAAGCTCGTTAAGCCGCTCGTCAATCTCCTCTTTGCTGCATACGCAGATGAAACGTGGAAAACAAGTATCCGTTATTTCTCCCATGTCATTCATGACACAGGCAAAACAACTTATATACCCTTCGCCGTTTTTATTGCTAACGCTAACATCAAGGCTCAGTCTTGATTGATTTTTCAATACTTCTCTCTGAATCTCCTGCAACTTAGGCAAAATCGTAGAGTTAATGTACTCTTCGTTCTCCTTGTATTCTTCATCTATCATAATCTATAATTTTTGGTGAATAATTGTATGCGTGACAATCGCCACGCGCATTTAGCTCATGCACAATACTGCAATCTCAGAGAAACTCTTGGAGATAGCCTCTTTGCTACGATAATCTCTGTAGCCCTTAGTATTGTTGTTATGCCACTGGCGTGCTGCAATCTTGATCTTCTCCATCTCATGCATAAGCGCACGCTCAAAATTCTTCTGTGATTTCTTGTCTAACATAATTCTTCCGTTTAAATGGTTTAACATAGTATGCCCAGGAAAATGCCTGAGCACATTTTTGGCTACTCGTACTTGTTGAGCAGGAAAATCAGAATACAGCCGTCTCTGTTCATGAGCATCTGACATTTGTTCTCATCTGTAATGATGTTGGCGCAAATCTTTGCGAACATAGGAAACGGATCATCCTCCATCTTGTCATGATATACTGCCAGGTATGTTCCCGGCAGCAGAGGACGAGAATCCTCAGGATCGCCGCCGAACTCATCGCACGCCTGTATAGGACATAGAACTCTCTGGATAGATGTGTGTGTACACATATCTTCCTCGCAGTCCATGCCCATCATGATATCAATTAACTCACACTTGCTTAATTCCTTTGTTATCGTCTTGTACATATTCTTAATATTTTGGTTAATAGAAGAGAGGAGCGGAAACTCCTCTCAGATTTGGATACTTTCTGAGACCTACGAACATCGTAGTTCCCTCTGATGTGTGATAGCCGTTCAGCTCTGAAATCTCGTTAGCCTGAGCTAACACCGTTTTCCTCAGCATCACGTTCGCTCTGTGACAGTTCACGCTGTCAACGGATACGGCTACAAGTGCAAGACACACGATAACAAACACTGCGATAAAAATTCTCTGTTTCATAATTCTGTAATTTAATTGGTAATATTATCGTACTGCCCAAATTGAATGAGCAGTTTTTAGGCTGAAATTTTCCAAGCACAATTTTCGTACTTCCCAGATTCCTCACACTCCAGGCAGGATGAAATTCTCCAAGCGGAGTGTAGATCTCCACAACTCCCTGAAGAACCACCTGCCAATTATCGTACTTCTCCACAAATATACAAGCAGAATCCCATAAAGAACTCCAAGCACATTCAGGAGAATTATCGTACTTGCCAAGCAAATGAATGCCGGCGCACTCTGAATAAATCCAAGCACAATTATCGTACTTGAATAAATAATCTGTCTTGCTTTCATAATTCTAATTTTATTGGTAATTGTTCCGTAGCCACACACGACAATTATCGTACTGGCTACAGATTTTTAGGCTCACGCCACGCAGAATAATGTAAGCACACCATTCTTTAGCGACCCGAATTCTACGTGACTCAAAATCTCCTGAGCATCTGCAATGATACTCTCAACCTCGCACATATCGAGGCATTTAATTCTCAGCGTACTCATAATTCTAATATTTTTGGTTATTGTTCCCTACAAGCGTAGGGAGATTTTAGGCGATTCCAGCAGACCAAGCGAATCTTTCTTCTTCATCATTCAGTCTGTAGATACTGGAAAGCATACCAAACAGGCGAGGGCTGCTGTTAACGAGTTCATCGTAGGCATTCTCTGCACTCTGGTCTGTTACATTAATACGTACAAGCGTCTTTCCTATCTTCTTCAAAATCTGTTCTTTCATAATTCTAATATTTAAATGGTTCATAATTGTAGAGCGGAGATTTCTCCCCGCCCCGTTAGCCAGGATGTGCATCTTTGCACCACGTTTTATCTTTATCGTCTTAACTACGTGGCTCACACCCTACAGATTTTATGCTTCTGCCAGCAGCTTGTTTATTTCTGAGGAGATAAATCTCGCACGGATGACAAGCAACCGATTTCAGTCAGCGTGGATAGTGTGTACCTTGAACGCTGCAATCGTGATTGCACACACTGGGATTTCTCGGGTAACCACTCCCGAACGGCTCACAACACCGAATAGAATATGAATTATGATTTCTTTCTAAAACTCTCATCTCGCTAGATGATACAAATCCCCTAGCCGTCGTGCCGTCTCATCTCATTCGACGCTCACGCCAGGAATTTTTGCGTATCTCTCGGATGGATGTCTCTGAGTAACACGTTACTCTCTCCCATCTCGGTGTGCCTCTCGCACTCTCGATTTACTGAGATACTTCTCTTGAATTTTGGCAATTAGTCCCCTGAGGGAGAATAAATTCTCTCTCTGAGTTAAGCCCACACACCACGACAAGGTTTACCAAATTGTGTGGGAAAAATAAGGACACGACGACCCGCTCCAAGTTGAAAAACCTGGAGTAAAATTTCCCACTGGCTAACTGCTAGCTAGTCAGTGGGAAAACTAGATAGCTAGATTTTTCTCTAGCTATCTGTTTTGTGTTACTTACTTTTGCGCTGCTGCAAGTTTGGCTTGCAATTCTGCTATCTGTTTTTGCAAGTCTGTTATGCTTTCACTCTTTTTCTTTGCTACCTTTGCACCACTTGCAAAGGCTTGATGCAATGAGCACAACTTACTACCTAAACGCTGCAAACTATCTATAATAGTTGTCTGTTTATCTTTGCCGTTGTTATCAAACCATGCAAAGAAATTAGGTAGTTTATGTTTGCGAGAAAACTCGCTAACAGCAGAACGCACACACTCAGTTTGCAAATTGCAGTAGCTTTCATCTGAAATTACATACTTTGTAGCTAGTTTATTATAGCGTTCTCTAGCTACTTCTAGTTCTTTCTTTGCGCTTACAACTTCGCTATCTTTGCACTCGCTTAATAGCTTTTTGCGGTAACTATTAAGCACCTCTAAACTCTGCGCTAATACTGCGCTACCTTTGCACTCGCTTACATAGCTTGCAACCTTTGTACTTACGTGCTCGTAACCTTGAGCACCTTTCATCTCTAAATCTTTCATATCTAAAATGTTTAAATGAATAACAAGCAATATCGCTTGTTATCTACATAACTGCAAAGGTCGTACCAAACAACCAGTAAAAAATTGAGTTTTTATGCATTTAACCTTTCATAAGTACTTGATTTATAAGCGGTTAGCCGTTTGTAATAATTACAGCATTTGTCAGTAGTTGTTAAGGTTTGAATAATTTAACGTTTTCGCCAACGTGGCAGACTTGTAACTATCTAATAATCAATTAGTTATAAATCTATAGTGGCAGTAATTGTTAAATATTTAACTTAATAAACATTAATCTTTACAAATTGCTAACTAATTGATTTACAGGTAGTTACACCCGCCAAAGTGGCAGTTTATGTTAAGGTTTTTAACTACTCATGTAATAATCTTTTACCAATCTCGTTAAAATGTATTTAATAAGTTAAACACGAATATTTATGCATGTATAAATATGGTAAATATATTTTGGTCAAGTAATTTGTAATAAGTTTTTGTGTTTCACGAAATAGCAATAATGTATAGTTATGCAAGAAAATGAATATAAACAATATTATAAAGTGTTGATTAATAAGGGGTTACATAAGTTTTTTATAAATATAAACCGACAATTTAAAATAATTACAAAAATAATATTTCACGCCCGTTTACACTATATAAACCGACACAAAATGTAATAATTTCAGAAGAAACACCCCCACACCCCCTTTGCAGCTATAAACCAGCGCGGTAGTCACCTCATCTAAAAATTTTTTCTTCCGATTTTTCAGCCTTTTTGTAAAGTTTAATTACTTCCTACCATAAAGGATAATTATGCATATTCATTCATCCGTTATTTATTAACATTTGATAGCATAAACTCTTACTTTGCAGACCAAACCATAAATGTATACCTATCCTTCATTTAATGTATACCTAAAATGTATATTTATACCCTTTATTTACTAGGGTTTTACCGGATATTCAGGATATTATCTGTATATTTGTATTGTCGATATTTTATAGACGACATGTTGTAAGGACGACCTGACACGTGTTATCCTTCAGAAAGCCCCTGTTTATCGGGGTTTATCCTACACAATAACGGAAAATTAATATTATTATTGTACATAAATGGAAAATGGTATTGCTATAGACACATTGCACGCTCAGTTGCTTGACCTTTCGAGGCATGACGAGTACGGCTTCGAAGAGCTCCGTTGCCAGGACTGGGGCAAGGCAAACTCTGAGAAGTACAACAAGCTGAAGTCTAATTTCATCAGGTCAATGAGACGTCTGGCGAAGAAGGCTCCGGTGAAGTACTACAACGGTGCTTACTACATGTTCAACGGCAAGATATACGAAGCTGTTCCGAAGATAGTTTTGGAACAGGCTTACCAGCTTCTGCTCCTCGACCTGGCCATGGCTCCGATGCTCGGCATCAGTACGGTGATGAACAAGTCGTTCATGGAGGTGATAGAGTGCTACAACATACTGAGACCTACCTTCGACATTGTTGCATTCGCAAACGGAGTTGTTGACTTCGGCAGCGGTCTGAAGTATCCGAACGTGATGCCGTTCTCTCCCGAGTACCATGTCACATACTACCACCCATACGACTACAATCCGAAGGCGAAGTGCGACAGGTGGATGAACTTCATCAAGGAGGTCCTCCCAGACAGGACGTCGAGGATGATCCTCCAGATGTTCCTCGGTCTCGGTCTCATACAGAGAGGTACTGCATACAATCCGTACGAGGGGAAGGAATCATCGAAGATTGAGCTCTGTCTTCTCCTTATAGGTACGGGAGCCAACGGAAAGAGTGTCATCTTCGACGTTGCCTGCAACATATTCGGCAAGGACAGGATAAGCAAGATGGACTACGCCGACCTCACTGCTGACGGTGACGAGGGAATGAGGGGAAGGTATCCTATAAGGAACGCCATCTTCAACTGGTCTTCCGATTCCGACCCGAAGAAGTTCGGAAGGAAAAATACCGGAATGTTCAAGAGGCTCGTGAGCGGTGAGCCCGTCCCGATGAGAAAGCTCGGCAGGGATATCCTGGAGGGAAACTCAATCCCCTACCTCATCTTCAACCTCAATGAGCTTCCGTTCCCAGACGATGCGTCGCTCGGATTCATCAGACGCTTGCAGTACGTGAGCTTCGATGTCACCATCCCAAAGGAGAGACAGGACCCGGAGCTGGCGAGCAAGATCATCCGTGAAGAGCTGAGCGGAGTGTTCAACTGGATATTCCGTGGCGCGATGGAGCTGAGAAGCAGGAAGTACAGGTTCCCGGCAGCTGAGGGCAGCAGGAGACAGCTGCTTATCTCTCTTCTAGGAAGCAATCCTATCTATGCCTGGATAAGGGCGTATGATATGAGGTGCAGCCCAGAGGCGAGGGGCGAGATTTCGGAGTGCATGCTTGCCAAGGAGATGTACGAGAGGTTCGTCGAGTTCTGCAAGGCCAACGATGTCGAGGAGAAGGATATCCCTACGATTCAGAAGTTCGGTCGTGATATGAGCGACAAGTACGGCTTCTTCAAGAAGAGGTCGCAGGGCGGAATGACCTATCAGGTTTACGGCGCACAGATGATTGACCTGAAGCAGGAGCTTCTCATCAATGACGTGAAGAATAAATTGCGTGGTGAGGAGGACATCAAGCAGCCAGAGAGCTTCATTCAGCCTGATGATTAACGATACAGGTGGCCGCAGGGCGGTGGGACATGCCTTCGGGCATAAGTCCGGGCAGACGGGAGGTTCGAGTCCTTCCACGGTCGGCGGCCACCATTAAAACAGATTTCTATGATAGACAAGGAATATATCAAGGAGATTATCTCCTGTATCACGAAGAAGAAGGCTGACGGGAATATTGTTCCGGCCACCGCTTCGATGAGCGAGATTATGACTGCTGTACGCGAGGATGCCCTGGAGTGCATGAGGACCATGTGCAACGAGAGTGAGATTGCGGTGAGCAGAACGTTGAACAGTGTTTCATTTAAATGTTTGTAGCTTATGGGAGAAGAACTTATGTTTTGTATATCCGATGCCTTTATAGATGGCGACAGAAGGCGCGGTGTTCTTGTTTCGTTTCAGTGTCGGAAGAGTATGTCGATGAACTACTGCTGCCATGAGGCTTCTCACGTCTGCGATGCCATCGAGGAATATACTGACTTGGAACACGGAGGTGAGTCTTCTGCCTACTTGATTGGCTGGATTGCGTCTTGCATCAACAAGGCTCGTTTGGGCTTTGGAGATTTCGTTGAACTAAAAGATAA